TTTCTTTCCAACCTGTTGTGATTGGATCTCTTTGTTTGATTTTGAATCTCTCTTCAAAGTCTAGCTTATAGTCATAGCCAAAGTTAACATCGGTTCCCAACTTCAATGCCTCGTTGATGACCGTACTGATCTCATCAAACGATGAGCGGTTGAGAAGCTTAACTGATCTCATCATTGCTTCTTTTAGTTTCTGCTTCTTACAGAAGTCAAGCGATGTTTCCTTGACATAATCACAGTCCTCGACAATGGAGGAGTCTTTTAGAACACTAAGTAAGTATTCTTTAGCTTGCTCTTTTACAACGTCATCATCAATATTATTTCTGATTAGCGTTGCCATAATCTTAAGGGAAGGGTAGACCTCATACTTCTCTTTGTATTCGTAAATGCTGCGAACTATTGATTGGAGATACTTATACTCCAAGAAGTTCACATCTAAAACTTCGCCTAGTTGATCTGCGAAGACTCGTTCAGTCAAAATCAGGTAAGTCAACTTATCTTGAAATGTCTTACCAAACTTTGAGAAATCTGCTTTTTCTGTCATTTTCCTTCCAGTAATCTATATTCTCTTGCCCATTCTTCTACTTGCTCTTTCGTGGGCTTCCTATCTTGCTTTCCTCCTCTGAACATCTGACATCCAGAAAGCAAAACGCTGATTGCAATAAATGTAGCATACAACACTAGCATCCATTTTGCAAGCACTAAATCAACAAAGAACGTAAAAAAGGTCATGAAACCCACGACCTTCCCCAAGACAAAGAACACTGATGCTAGTTTTGTCAGCGTTGATAAATTTTCCCAGAACCCCTCTTGCTCTTCCAACTATTTGCCCTCCTTGTTCTCGACAGTTATTCTATTGAAAAGCGCAAACAGATCGTTCCAGTCATAAGCACCGAAGCCATCCTCAATCATCATAGCCCGAACACCAGTTTTATTAAAGGCAAGTTCTGGATTGCCTACCATTCTCCTAATGTACTGTGCGCTTTGTGCTGAGATACAAGGCGCATACAACTGCATCATCTTATAGTTCTTTTCTATTACTTCTCTCTTCTCGACGATATTCTTATACACTTTGAGTTTGCTATCAACACCTTCGGCATAGTCAACTAGCTCTTGTATTGTGTATGATTTTTCCTCGGAAAGGAAAGGAAATCGCTTAGATACAGTCGGCAAACCCGCTCCGCCAACGCCGGGAAGGTTATCGCTCTTGTCCCCTGCAATTGCTCTCGCAAGTGCGAAGTTTGTTGGGTGGATCTCATACTGCTCCAAGATCCTTTTCTTGTTAAGGATTTCCTTTTGGATTGGTCTGTATAGAATAGTTGTGTCGTCGCACAACTGAATGAAGTCTTTGTCTGAACTTAGGATAATCTTGTGGTGTTCGGATAAGGCTTGAGACTGGGAGACCAACGCGATAATGTCGTCAGCCTCCACGTTCTCAACATAAGACTGCAAGATAGGCATCTCGTTTAGATACTCGATGATCCTTTCCTGTTGCCAGTTCTTATTATCCTCCTGCTCGCCAGCAGTCATATTGTGTATGTCTCGATTGAGACGCACTGGCTTTCTACCTGCCTTGTAGTTCTTATCCATGCTCTTGCGTTTTTGAGAGCCCCCATCCCAAGCAACGAAGATTAGGTCTGGATTGATTGTTCTACACACAGCCTGTAGTGATTTGATGAAACCCTTGGTGCCGCCGATTGGTTGTCCGTTAGTGGACAGGCTGGGGTCTACAATGTAATTCCTCATAAAGAGGTTTAGTGCGTCAATTAATAATACTCTTCTATTCTTCATACTCCAACTCGATGCCTAAGTCTTTGAGGATTTTTTCAAGTTCCTCGTTTAACTTGTCTTCATCGTCGGAGTTAACGTAGTTGTGTTCTTCGAGAGCGGTTATGTAGTAAAGAGCTTCTTCGATTAAATCTTTCTTCTCTTCTAACTTCTCTCTAAGGCTTGCAAGATCTTCCATAGTGGGTCCTCCTTTATCTTTTAGAACATAACTATGTTTGATTTTTGCTTTTTACCTCCGATGATTGAGTTACTTTATCAGAGTGAGAGGGGAAAGTCAAGAACTTTTAGTGGTGGTGGGTGTATTTTTTCTTTTTGTATTTCTTATACTTTTTATACTTCTTGTGCTTTTTCTTGTACTTCTTTTTGAAATACTTCTTCTTGTACTTCTTCTTGTACTTCTTATACTTTTTCTTGTGGTGGGTGTGCCCCTTGTACTTGTAGAAGTGGCTGTGGTAATCGTTGCTATGGGTATGCCAGTAGTGGTCATAGTATTCATAGACAACATAGTACGAGGGGTATGCGATGTGATACTCTTCGTACTCATAGTGCGGGTTGTGAGATTTAGTAGTGGGGTGGGCGAAAGCGCAGCCCGAGAAGACTGATAAGAATAAAGATAGGGTGATGATTCTTTGCATGATTAAAACCTCCGTTCTCTTATTAGACGGAGACTATATTCATTTATTCATCTTTTTCTTCATAAAAGTCTTCGGCTTTGCCTAGACGCTTGTCGAACTTCTGGATTACTTCCTCGTCCATAACATCGTAGACGCGCTGTTTGAATACTGGGTCGGTCATCTTCTCGTCCCACTTGGATGGTTGGAACTTTACAACTTTGCCGTCACCCATCTCCAAGGAATACCAAGCACCAGCACTAGTCATATAGTTTGAGCCCTTGATAGCCTCGAATAAACTTTGGTCGTCTTGGACGCCGATGTCGTCGGTGCCCCATAGAATCTTAAAGTTACATTGCCGACCTTGAGTTCCGAACCTGCTCTTCTCCAACTTGACCTTGACCTCAGAGCCAATACGGAAACCGCTGTCGTCAAGGACGAAAGAAGCCTTAGCCTTTCTACCTGTAAGCCAGACACGCAAAGAATATGCGTAGATCATAGCCTTGCCGCCGGGAGTGACGTAGGGGGTAGTCATCGCCTCGCTTGGGCTTCTGGTAATGTTGCTCTTCAATTGATTGAGCACCAAGAAGGTTGATTGGCTGTTAGCAATCGGTACAGTCAACTTGGACATACCCTTAGCTAAAATCCTTGCCTTTACTGCCATGGAAGACTGTGGATTAAAGTCACCTTCCACGTCGGAAATAGCAGGTGTAAGAGCAAGAGAATCCCAGATGAAAAGCATACGATTTTCATTGTTAGCCAAAAGATCCTCGATAGTTTCAAGCACAAACTCAACAGACTGAGCTTGAACATAAAGGATGGTTTCAACATCACACCCTGCCCTCTCCAAGAAAGTTGGATCAATCGCAGACTCTGAGTCGAAATAGATTACATCAATACCCATCTTCTGAGCATTTGCAGCGACCTGAGCAGCCATATAAGACTTACCAGTTGCTTCCAGACCTGCGATCTCAGTTACTTTACCAACTGGAATACCAGCCAGTTTCCCTTTGCAAATAATAGAATCTAGCCATCTAGACCCTGTTGGAATCCAATCATTAACCTCAGTTGGATTCTCTTCATTGAGGTTGTGTGCCACGGTCATCCCTGCGCGTTTATTAATCAACTTACGCATGTCAGCCATAGACAACTTGCCTGCCTTAGCCATAGTTTCTCCTTATAAAAAAGTAGGGGGGCTTGCGCCCCCCCCTAGGTTATCCTGCCAGTTCTTTGAGGGCAGCCTCTACATCGTTGGAGGGCTCTGCTTTCCCCCCATACTTTGAAGTCTCGACCGAGACCGATTCTGCATCTACCTCAGAATTGAGGAACTCATCAAGAATGTTTTGCACATCCTGAGTAGACTTCCGCTCGAAAAGTGTGTCCAAGTCTGGAACAGTGGTCACAATCTCCTGACATGCTTCATCGCCATCTTCACATAATGGGGAGGATTTACGTCGTGGCTGCACCTTCGTTTGAGGATACATCATGCCGGGAGCCTTTCCATAAGCAAGAACAAGGTCTGTTCCTTCGCTTGGGTCAGTAATGTCACCGTAGTCTGGATTGAGTACCAGACTGAGAAGGGTTTCGTATACGGTCTTTCCGTATCCCCACACCTTAACACCTTCGGCTTCTTGTCCGCGAACGAGGACAGGAGAGAAGAAGCGCTGGCGAGCAAAGAGGCTTTTTGCCTGTGTTACACTTTCGTTAGACCCTTCGTTGAAGAGTTTCGTAGCGAAGTTACACACAGGACAGTCGTCCCCAAAGTTGCGCTTCGGACAAAGGAAACCAGAATTGTTTCCTAGGTTGTAGTGAAAGTGATGCTCCTTGAAAGGATCCTCGTCTGGTGATGGCAGGATACGGATAACATTTTCCCCGTCCTGTGGTCGCCAGAAGTCAGATTTCTTTCCACCCTTACCTTGAGCAGCACTAAGTTTCTGTTTCATTTTATCAAGATTAATACCCATTTTTTCTCCTTTTAAAAATTATACACACATTATAAAACAACTAATATTCAAAGTCAAGAACTTTTTTCATTTTGTATCTCTGATGTACTCTCAATGAAATAAGCGTATTTGTCTGAGTATTGGGTAGAAAATACGCCATAGGATACTTTTACGTCCTTTTCTTGCGGTGTATCTTTTACTTGGCTCATTATCTTACTCATCAAAGTCTTATCAGTTTTTAGTTCCGTTTCAGGAATGGCATAATAATAGCGCTTTTCCTTTGTATTGTCAAGAGAAAAAAACGGGCTCTCTTCGCCTGTTTCTGGATTTAAGATGCCGAAAGTTGAAATGCGGCAGATGTTTTTTGGATTAGATAGAGTTCCAACGACTGGCTCGGTGTGGTTGAAAATGTTTATCATATGGATTGTCGCAACGATGACTTCGTTTAAACTATCGTAATAGCCCATAATCGGCGCTCCACCTAAGATTTTGTCTACCTGTTGGTTATCAATCGCGTAAAACTGTTTGAAAACACCAGATCTGGCGTATTGTTGCAGGGCACCGAAGACTAAATTAGTTTGTAGTCTTCTGGTATCTGATAGTGTAGCTACATCTGGGTGGATATAGAGGATACTTATGTCACCCTTGCTATGCAATTGCTCCAGCACACGCAGAGCAGCACCAGAAATAATACTAGATCCTGCCACAATAAAAAGTATATCACCCTCAACATCCCGCAGAGCTTTCCCAATCAAGGGGAAATTCTTTTCATATTCCTCGGGGTGGTCATACTTCGGTACGCGGATGGTTGACCCTTCCTCATGGTCGATTGTGATTACTTTGTATTGCGGGTGTTTTGAAAAGGCTTTCGTTAGCTTGTAACCAACGGAGCCAAGCCCTACTAATATATCCATAAGCTCCTCATCTCTCCAAAGTTTCTTCCGCCGGATACATTGGTCAAGAATTTGCCAAACCTAGTATCTTGAAATTCCCAGTAAACCTCATTGATGAAGTCTCCATCCTCGTCTGAGTAGTCCAAGACGATACTGTCATGGATGATAAAAGCTATCTTAGTCTTCTTTCCTTCGAGTATTTTTGATATGATTGTTGCCTTCTCCAATATCAGATCACTACAGGTGCTCTGCAAGAGATAGTTCAATGCGTGATACCTATCGCTCTCTATTTCTCTTTTGTAGTTAGTTTTTATGGACTTACCATTCCAATACTTGTTTACAAGTGCATCTCTGTCATAGAGTCTAGAAAGACGCTCGTCGCTTGAATTAGGATTATAAAGCCAAGAAAAAATCTTCTTCTTTGCTTCTTCTCTGGTTAAGTTTCCATTGAATAATTTGTGAGAGTTGAAATCATGCACATCACGACGAGGCTGATCAATGTTTAAAAGACCCAACATCACTCTCAATTCTGCTGCATTATAATCCAATTCAACAAACCATTGATTATCTGGCTTGATAATCTTTCTGAACTTCTTATCCATTGTCAGGATTGGAAATGAATACTTCTCCGTGGTCAGTCGACCAGTCTTGGTTCCGAAAGGATTATAGTTTATGTGATGTTCTAGTGAGTTGATTTTCTTATAGAAGTCTTTTGTTCTGGTGTCTGCTAATTCATTATTGAGAACAGACAAGTCGATGTTTAGCTTCTGCTGCTTTATGTCTGTGGTGACCTTGGTAATGCTTAGGAGCGTATCATAGTTTTCTGGCTTCTCGTAATTTGCAAAGACGTGATCTGTAATTTTGTTTTTTAGCAAGCAGTATTCTTTAACAAAGCCCTCTGGAACAAGGTCGAAAAAGCAATGGTCGTTTAGCGATACCTTAGAGATTGCAAAGGATTTATAGAACGCTTTTAGCTTTTTCCAGATGCGGTCGTAGTCTTCTTTGAGTTCTGGTGGGCAGACTTTGCCAAGGTCTTCCCCATGACAATATATGTTAGCATACTCTATTTCCCGATCTTTTAGAAAGGAAGCATACTTCCAAGTGCGTGAACCGTCTTCTGGGATTTCTTTGAGTATCTCCCCATCGACGTAGACGCCTACGCACTTCTCTTTCTCATCTAAAGCTTGGAATAACAATATAAACCTATTAGTAGTGTTGTTTCAAATATAATTGAATATACCCTAAAGCTTCAGCGCTGTCAATAGTAAAATACAAATTTTCTATCTTTTTCATATTGGCTCTGATCTTTGCCTCTGGTAGATCGATTTTCATCTCTTTGAGTCTTATCATGAAGTATAACTTGAGAAAAGTCAACATTTCATATTCTTCATTATAATCAGCCTCGCCAATCGGTATTCTTCCAATGGTAATCTTTCTGGTTCGACGAGGACCACAAGGTACCTGCCTGTAGGCATAAGGAAGTGTTGTTACATATTTGTTGTAATAATCATAGATTAGGTTTTTTAATCGAATTACATCCAGTCCAGACACCTCATTGAAATATGAATCGAACATTCTGTCCCTTGAGAATGGCACTGGAGTTGCGCTGACCTTTAAGTCGTGTGTGTGCTTTTGAACTCCTAGGGCAACTCCGTCTAGGTAATCCCAGCCCTGCGCTTCTTGTACAACAAAGTTGATTATTTGATGCCTATGATTATCCTTGCCGGGATTAAATGGGTTTTCAATCACTGTAGTGAAGCCGTTACCGTACTCGTCTATCTCATATTCGTGAATGTGTGTGCCTTTAGCAGTTGTCAATATTGAATTGTTAGTAGAAGGGCCAACCCACTCTTTTGTCGACTCATTTGTTTCTCCATTTCTGATAACTGACAAGAGGTTCTTTAAGCCCTCTTCTGCATATGCGATCATCTTTGGAGAGCCTAGGTTAGCCACTAGGCGGTAAGGCAAGTTCTTATCTACCAAGAATCCAAACTTGGCTGCTGTCATAGCATATGTTTTGAAGTTGACATTGTTGACATACTTCCTGAACAGATCATAACCATCGGATCTATTCTCCGAGCCTATCTCAATACACAAACCAGAAGACCTAGGTCCTATGAACCCATACTGTATCAAGCCTTCGGTTGTAAATGGTATCGTGTCTATAATATTTCCGATATAAAAGTTAAAGAATAACTCCATAAAGTCTTCAATGTTCGTAATTTGTGCATGCCTATTCTGATCTTTCAGGACCTTTGTAGCAAAAGCATTGTAATTTTTTTCATCTAGACTGGCTTGGATCTCTCCGTAATCTTTCCAAGCAGCAGCTATACTAACTCTTTTTTTAAAGACTCCTTCATCGTCTGCGAGCTTACTTCGCAGATTCAAGTTCATATATAACTCGAAGTCACGAAAGGCGTTGGCGACAAAATTAAGAACAAAAACATTTGTGTTATTGTCATCCTTGATTTGTTTTAAGTATGCGGGATCTGGTACAATGAAGTTCTTTCTTTGGTCCATCAGACCATAATATCTATCCCTCTTGGTCCAGAAGTCTATTGGCTCTGGCTGTCCGCTGCCCTTTGGATACAACTTTTCAAACTTTTTCCTCTCTTCAAAAAATTCACTTGGAGACAGGCTATTGTTTAGATAAGGATTTTCTTTGTACTTCTTATAATTGCTCACGGTTCAAGATCCTCTTTTCCGGCTAGGCTTTGATCTGTGCTTTGGTTAGGGTTCTCAGGGATGATAGCGAGTATCTCGTCAGTGCTTATTTTTTGTCCGGGAGACCTTACTACATTCGTGGTTGGGTTGGTAGTGAGACCAGACTGCCAAGCAGCTTCAATTTTTGTCTCCCACTCTCCTCCCGAGTCGTATGTACTTGACACGCCTGTTATTAGATAGTACCCTCCAAGACCTAATTCAGCCGAAATATTGCGACCATTCTCCCCCATCACACCAACTGCTGGCTTTATGGCAATTATCTTGCCGGGAGCGAAAAGATTATTTCCATCCATTGTCACGTTAGCGTTGAATACGTTCCACAGTTCAAGATTTCTGTCATCCCCCTCTTGATTCATATATCTATCGACCATCATCTCCCGCTGACCGGGTTGCTTTACTTTTTGGAATTGAATTGCCCTAGTTATATCTGTTCTGCCGTTTATTGGAGACCTCGGGTTGTCGCTATTGGAACCTCCGAAGTTAAAATGATAGACACCATTTGCATAATCCTCGTCAGTGCTTTGCCCTATGCCAGACAGGACTTTATTCTGAGCGCCATGAACCAACATATAACTCCAGACCTTGTTGGATATTGCAACTTCAGTTGCGCCCTTCATTGTTTTATAATAACTTGGTGCCAGTGCTTGAGAAAAAGCTTCAACAGTTTGTGGATTGGATAAATTAATTCGTCCTTTAATGCCTGATCCTGCCTGCGTAGCGGTCTTAACTGCTTCAACTGGGGACTGAGAGGATAGGCTGTCAACATATCCAAAGTCTAGCCTATTGGTTGAGAGTAACTGAGTTGTCTTTGCTGACACTGTGTGTTGTGTAGCTACACCTCCGACAGCTTTGTTCAAAGCGGGTACAGCTAGTTGATTAACTACTCCGTTTAGAAAGTCCATAAATTGTAACTTTGTTATTCCCTTATCAACAATTGTGGCGGCAAAGAACTGTGAAAAATATTCTAAACTTACCGGAATGTCTGCGAAATTAACTGAAGTTGGGAATCTAAAAGAGCCGAATGCAGATGGTAGATTGCTCATTGGATTGAAACTGTCTATGTAGGAAAAGTTACCCAACATCACTCCAAATTTGTCGTCACGCATTTTTTTGTGCAAATCACCTAAGTCCATAACAGCATCAATTAAATCTCCAAGAAACACAAAGTGTACCTGATATTTATCTCGGGTCTTCCCTGCTGTTGCGGCTCCTAGCTTTTTGTTTAGCCCTTCAGCAATCACTATCTTTGCTTTCTCTTCCGCTGTCTTATCTTCTTCCGTCTTTAAGACAGTAGCTATGGCTATTTCAAGCTGCGTTTCAAGCCCGCTTATGTCAATAGATGACTTTTTCATCTTCTTGGAAGCGTTCAAAGATCTCTGATTTGCCAGAAACAAGGCTGCGCTCTCAGCACTATCATCTTTTCCTAGTTCTTCATAGGCTTGCTTCACATATTTTAGATACTCTTTGGAGTACATTATTAACTTTGATCTTTCTATCTCTATATGGTATATCTTTTTCTTCTTATGGATCTGCTCCATAACCCTAGCATACCGTTGAACTTTATTACTATATTGTATTCTTAGTCTTTCTTGGGCTACCTCTTCTTCGATGTCGCTTAAGGTTTCGTCTAGGGCTGCGATTGATTGTTTTGTCTCCCTTATATCCGACTTCAAGTCGTCTGTTCCGCGAATTCTACTATTTATATCGGCTGCCTCGTCTGAAGCGAGCCATTTTATTCTTGCAAAGCTTCCGGGTTCAGTCCCCCCATACCGTCTTCTTTGTTTTAAAGCAGCATCCGTTATCTCGTTTCTGGCAATAATCTCTCTTTCTATGGATTCTATTTTGGATTTCAATGTCGCTTTTGCACTTATTCTTGCAGCCTTCTTCTCACTTAGCGGGGATGATTTAATCTTTGAATCTACCTCGGCCTTTGTTATAATATTTTTAAAATTTGCAAATATGTCATAATCAAGGGTTTCTGATTGGCGCTCCATAAAAGAGAAGTAACTAAGTGTTAGCTCCATCTCTCCATTTTCTAATATGTTAAGGTCATAATCCTGCATCTCCAACAACAAGCTAATGTTGTTTACCTCTACGGCTGCATTGGCAACATCGCTGATAAAATCAGTTGACAAATCCCTACTAGCCAGTCCTTCAATAACATTTTTAGAAGGAGGGGTATAGCCTATATCAAGCCTCAAAGAGTATGTTTCATACTGGTCTCCAGAAACTATTCTCGATATGGGTCTTCTGCCGTTGGCTCTTCTAATTAAATCCACATATTGAAATGTTTGATCTGGTTCTAGCGAGTCTTTCATAATGTCTATTGTTGGAAAGTCATGACCAATGACTGAGGGGTCAGAAAACTTCAATTGTATTTGAACTTCAACCAACCTTCCTGAGCCGAAAGCAGTCTGGTCTTTTAGATCCCAATTTATATTCATCAAGCCCACACTCTTGTAAGCTGCGTCAAGCACTCCGGGGGTTAAGATATTATTTTTTAACTCCTCACCGAGCAAAGGGATGCGGAGAACCTTTTCAGCTTTGCCGCTGTTATTTCTGACAATCTTATAAAGCTTGAAGTATGGATTCAAGGTGCTCCTCAGTGCTGGAATTCCTCCGAAGTCGACGTACTCTCTTGCTCTAGATCCCTTAGAATAGATCTTTGACACAGTCAGAGATGGGTCTTTATCCTCCACCAAGGTCAGGTTAGAAAAGCCTTGAGGATTTATCTTTTTAGCTTTGGCTGCATACGTTGGAAGGTTGTTGAGCAAGATATTTTGACCTGCTTCAATAAAGTCCACCTTTGCATCTGCTGAAGATAATAGCTGATTTGCTTTTTCTAATATTTTATCTCTTTTTGCCATTACTTTACCTAACGTTATAGTAGTCTAATAATCTTTCTAGTGGATATGGTATAAAAATAACATCACCATATTCTAAATCAGCTTCTGTTGGTTTTAAATTAAAAAAAGCAATTGCCCACCAGTACGATGAATCTCCATAGAATTCACTTGCTAGCTTGTAGTAATGATCGCCCGTCTTCCAAATATGCTTTGTGACTTTGAGTTTGGCAATCTGCTCTGGCGTAGGATAAGACAAGCGCCCAGTGGCATACTGATTGATGGACTTGACTCCCCTCTTCTCAAATACAGACCCGTAGCTTGAGAGGCTGTTTTTAAATTTAAGTCTATCTTCGTATCTATCCGCCATTGTTAACTTCCTCCTCCCGGTTGGAGCACATCGCTAGTCCCCTCGCTACCTTGCACACCTGTACTGACCTGCGCTTCTTTCTGTTCTTTTTCGCTGGTGCCGTTCCCCCCTGTTGGCACGGGGACGGTATCTTCGGCAGTAGGATTAACATTTGGATCCCGCTCCTGAATACCGTAGGGGAAGGCAGCAAATTCCTCATTTCCATTTTGGTAGTCTTGCTGATCATATCCCAAGCTGTCCGTATGCAGGACTTCAAAACTAAGATTGATAGTTATATTCTTGGGGTATGCGTTGCCTGCATTGTCAAAAAATACAGCATCCTGTAAGTCATGATCCAAGCTAACCTCCTTCAAGTACCCGTTGAGTGGACCGCCTGCGCCGTTTGATATCAGATTCATTAGCTTAAGCTTAACGAATGGTCTAATCATTTGTCCATCACCATTGTAAGCAGGATAAGTAAAAGAAACTAGCTTTGCAGCCTGTGCCATATTTCTCTGTGCTGCTTTGTTACTCTCTGCAATCAACATTAAGCCAGTGCTGATTGATCTGATAGTGTTTGAATAAGAAGCAATGTTGTCCATCTTTCCGATTGCCATTGTTTCTGACCAATTGGACTTGAAGCTATCCGAAAAGCTGGTTATGACTCCAGAGTTGAAATCAACAAAAGCAGTTGGTGTCACTCCAAAATACTCCACACTTAGTAGCTTGCCACTGTAATAGCCAGTAAATGACCTACCGTAAGAGGGCTTAAGGTCATTATTTTTGTTTTGATCAAGAAATTTAACCACTTACAGATCCTCCTTTAGGTTATTGCCAACTTTCTATCAACCACCGCAACAACAGCTTGCCCCATCTTTCTCTTGTCTAACTCGACAGTAACATTGATGTCCTTATCGGATGGTCGCGCTAGCACTTCTGCTACTTTTTCTAGTGCGACTATAAGTCTTTCAGGTACTTGACCTCCGCCCATAGCGCCCATTACATCTGCAACTGGTCCACCGGGCTTTGCTGCTATAAGTTGATCTTGCCTATTGATTGGGGTGATCTTGGTGCTCTGTCCGTCGTTCTGGATGACAGCATCATTAACAGGCTCGGCTATTGAAAAACCTTGGTTGTCGGCTGCGGCACTGAAGTCCATTCCTGAGCCTGCACTAGATCCGCCCATGGTCGCGCCTTCATAAGTTCCATACGCTCCAGCGATAGCTACCCCAACAGCGGTAGCAGCCATTGCATATGCACCCAAGGCTGCGGGTGCGAATAGACCTGCTGCTGCTGCTGTTTTGGCTGCCCCGAGCAAGAAATAAGCTGCAATTGCCCCGCCGAGTCCAACTACGAGAGATGCGGTAATTTTCGCAGCCTTCTCAGACATCCCCATATATTTTGTAAGGAAACCGGAGCCCATCTCTATAGCCTGTGATGCGGCACTAAAACCCATCGAAAGACCGCCGACTACGACTGATAAAGCGCCGATTCCTCCTTTTAATTTGTCTACGGCGGAAAGGTTGGTGCTAGTAATATCTGTGTTGTCTGACAAAACTTCACTAAGATTTTCTAATTCTGGGGCGGCTGCTTCGGCTGCTTCCCCGATATCTCCTATCGCGCTAGCCTGCTCTTCGGTAGGTCCTCCCGGATAACTTGATGCCGCCTCTGCCATGGCTGAAAGTCCAGCGGCTGCTGGTCCTGTGTTTAGGGCTATCTGCTGAATTGCTGCTGCTGCTTCCTTTATCGTTTCGGTCAATTTCTTTGCTGCTTTTCTAGCTTGAATCTTTGCGTATATAAAAGCAGCAAAAGAACCTGCGGCTACGACAGCCAATATAGGACCCAAAATTTTTATATTATTAGCAAGAAATTGAATCCCGGTGGAGAGACCACTTATCAAAGGCTCGAATATTGTAACTAGACCCTGAAGACCTGCCATTAGTTTATCTATTGCTGGAACTGCATCTTTAACAATATCGTCGATTGTTCTCGTCTCTTTGTTGAATTCTTCTTGGCTGCTAACTGTTCCATCGAAAACAGCACCTAGAGATTGAACCTCGATCCCAAACTGCTTTGCCAAGAACTGCTGCTCTCTGAAGTTTAGTTCATTGAAAGATTTGCCTGCGGCTGCGAACCCCTTCTGGAGTTCTTTAACCTGAGCGAATGGACCTTCGGCTGCTGCCATAACAACATCGAACGTATTAACGAAGGATCCACCCAAGGTCAAGTTAAGAGAGGCAATTTTGCCAGCAGCTTCATCAAATTCATCAAAGCCTTCTCCAATAGAAAAGAGTGTGTTCCCTAGCTCACCAATATCAAGACCGAGCCTTTTGGCTTCCATGGCTGTTTGGCGGAAGATCTCTGGTCCTCTCTTACCGAAAAGAGCTAGCCTAGGCTGCAATTGTTGAAATGCCGAGTTGTAATCGTTGAATGGGATCCCCAATGCATCAGCAGTTGTTATGAAGCTTTCAATTTCTTTCTCGCTTTGTCCAACGCTCATACCAATAGTGGCCGTTAGAAATTTGAAATTGTCTGCTGTTGTGGTCCCAGAGACACCCAGCTTTTGCATTTTTGCCGTTAGTTCCCCAACGCTTTTTTGCTGCGTATCACTTAAAGTTGTAAAGTCAACAAAGTCCTGTTGCAACGCATTAAAGGCACTCCCAACCTCGCTCATAGAAATTCCCATCTCTTGTAGATTTTGTTGAGAATTCAAAAGCGTAGTGCTAACATCTCGCCCACCACCAGCAATCCCGGCAAAGCTAGATGTCAACTTATCTGTTTCGACTGTCAGAAGAATTACATCTTCAACAAAACTAGCTGCAAGATTTGAAAAAGAAAATAATTCTAGAGCAGTGGACTTCATACCCTCAAGCATCCCCGAGATGCCATCTGCCCCATCACCAAGACTATTTACTAGTCTAGCTGTCGCTGATTGTTGCTTGTTTGTAATACCCAAAAGACCAACTGCATTGGAAAAAATCTTGTTTCCAGCATCAATGCCTCTAATTTTTTCTGCATTGGTTTTTTGTGTCAAAGTGAACTGAGCTTCAAGGCTAGCTAAAATCAGATCGTTTATCTTTTTTTGTTCGCCGTCAGCGCCAAGAGATCGCTCTTTGGCCTTAAGTATTTCTTCAATGGTAGCTACTTGGCTTCTATAGTTGTCTAGGGTGATTCGACCTCTAGCCTTCTCTTCCTCTAGGGATTTTAGTAGTGTCTTTCTAGAGTTATTTATTTGTTCAGTAGTTTCATATTCTTGCTTAATTAAATCTAGAAACTCTTGAGATTGGCGTTGCTGGGCGTCATAAACATTTATTAATTCTTGCGCCTTAGACAGTTCTTCCCCTTTAAGCCTAGTCATTTTGGCTTGAAACTCAACTTGCTTTTCTAGGGCTAGATTGGTCTTTTCAACCAAATCCTCTAGTTCAGCTTGCTGTTGTGGGGTTTTCTCATCTGCCATTTAGGTTTATTCCTACTTGAAAGGCCACTTTATTCCAGTTTCTCTTTCAAAGTTTGCAACTGCTCTTTCTAACTTGTGCCTATTGTTTAGTGTTTTTGGGTCCGTTAAACCAAACTTTTCAAAAGACTGCAAGTATCTCTTCTCGTTACCTAATGCGCGAGCAAAGCTAGTAACTTGCGAACTTGTCCCCTTTAGTCTGAGCGGTACGGAGTCATTGCCAAACAAAGCACCTAGGACAAATTTCATTTGAAATCCCAAGGCGCTAAGATATGATTCATCCATTGTTTCTGGATTTAAATCAATTTCAACTGGCACTAGTTCTTTTGAGTCGTTATCTTTCATGGTACAGTCCTCCGTTATAAATAGTTGTTACTAATAAAAAAATAGACCAAAAACACTTTGGTCTCTGGTCTATCTACTTCTCTTTCTTGCTTTCTCGTATTCTCTCTTTTCTTGATCAAATTGCTTCTGCAACCTTCTTAGGAACCATCTCCTAATTTGGATAGGGAGATTGTAGGATTCAAAAAGACTCCAGCCGCCATGATACTTTAGAGAAAATAACTCTTCGTAAACGCCTTCAATATAATCATTGCTTAGGCCAAAAAAAGTCAGTGGTAAACGGTACCTCCAATACTTGCTCATATCCACAGTTACTGCATTCAAAATGCTGGGCAAGTTCAACGTTTGGTAACGAATTTTTATACTCGGTTCTAAGATATCTAGAATCAATAGCTGGCATATTGTCAATGAATTCTGAGACAGGTACTGCGTTTGAATCCATAGTTACGCTATTGACATACATTTTCATCTGGTCTGTCAACCCTAGTGGGGCAAGCTTGTGCTTCTTTCTGGTTGAGTTAGAAGATACCAACTTTGCTTCGTCACGACCAGTCAAGGGTCTAACTTCAACAACTGCCCCAGTTTTTGGGAGGGTTATAAGGAAGGTTCCGCTTTCTGTCGTATCATTCGATGCATCGTTATAGACGGTAGCTTCATCTAAATCAAACTCTTTTTCCTCCACATTTCCGCAAGATGGACAAGCCACCTTCGCTTCGTAGTCTGCACCGTATCCTGAGATTCTTGTGGCGATCACAATTGCGTTCTTGTCGCCAACCAAAAGATCTGCTATCTTAATTGATTTATCAACAATAACACTCTCTAGAAGCTTATCAATTGCAACACCCTTTTTCAGAAAAGATTGATTGACAAGGATGTCTTCATCTTTTGCAGTCATGTGCCTGATTTCGATTTCAGATTTATTGTGGAGGGCGTGACCCTCGGAATAGAATTTGCCCTTTGAAGGCAAGTCAACTAGCTCAGTTGGTGTAACATATGACATTGCAGACTGTTGAGCCATCTGTTGCATTTCTTGTGGGGGTAATGGTTGGTCGGGAGCTAGGGGGCTACCGAATCGATCTTCATTGTTTCTGCTCATTTATACCTCGTATATTAATTGGAGTCTATTGTAAGTATATAATAAGTTAGAAAAAATGTTAATCTTTTTTATTTGACTATGATGGCTGTGGAGTTGTTGTGCCTTCCTTAGATAATTTGTTTAATCCAGTGCCGAGAAGATCTTGATACATTGCAAAGTCATACTTAACAGTAATGTCAATCCCCATCAAGTCATCTGCTGTATAATCAAACTCGCCCAAGCTGGCTTGAGAGATCCAAGGGTTTCTGAGTGTCCACTTGTCCACAGCACTCCCTCCCGCATTCAACGCCGAAATTTCGAATGCATCAATGATGGATGTCTCTTTGGCAATCGTATTGCTGTTGGTTGTGCTTGGGAACCTATAACCTGAGTTATAAAGCATAGCCATAAGAATATCAGTTGAGTCTGTGGCTAGGGGCTCTACCAAGGAGAAGGAAACATCTTCCCAGTTAACTCTTCCCGGAAACTTAAAAGTGTGGTTAAGGTATGAGTGAGATGTGTCTGTGATTGAAAAGCTAGGTCTAGTTACTTTAGTAATTACCCACTCCTCAAAACTGCTGCCAGCCATTGCGACCCTAAGCTTAAACCTATACTTTCTTTTTGCTTCTGAAGCTTTTGATGCCCAAAATCCGGGGCTTGCTGTCTTTGAGGTTGTTGCCATTATATTATATTTCCTTTATAAAAGTTTTTACATTAATAAATAGTTGCTTTCTATTTTTTAATCTTCAAATCCTGCACCAGAGTTTGTAATTACAAAATCAATCGCAAAGAACTCTACAACTTTAGTTGGCTTCAAGAAAATCTTTGCATAGATGATGTTTTGATCAATCAAATCTGGCGTCGTTGTTGTTTCGTCAAGCTGGACTCTGAATCCATCAAGTCCGAACTGATTCTGGACCCCTGCTAAGAATGGCTCAACTTGAGATGTAAAGTTGGACCAAGTATCGCTAACGTTAGGCTCGAACAATAAGGTTGATGCAATTCTAGAAATTTCCTTCTTTACAAAGATCATCAATCTTCTCACGTTAATCCTATCCAATGCTGATGGAGTTGCTTGCAATGTCTTCTGTCCGAAGATTACAATTCCCTCGTTTGGAAGAGAGGCGATTGGGTTAATGTTCACATCGTAAAGATCATCTCTTTCCTTTGAAGTAAGCTTGCTTCTCACCATCGTCACAGGAATACCTGCTGCGCCTTGCGATAATCCACCTCTAGTGAATCCTGCTGGTGCGAACCATGGTGCTGCAACTTTCTCTGAGAAAGAGAGGGCTCCGAATGCCGCAACTGATGGTGGTGCCCATACTCCACGTCCACTAATTGTGTCTGTGATTCTAACCCAAGGATAGTATGTCGCTGCGTAACTAGAGTTGAGATTTCTCTGTTGCATATTGTTTACAACATCGCTAACGTGTGTTGCAGAAATTCTGCTCTGCTCGCTTTGGTAATCTTCAGATGCAGGTGTGTATCCACCTCTTGGATCGATGATAGCCAAGGTATCTCCGCGACCCTCAACAGTCTCAATCATATGAGTTGTAAGACCTTCGTTAACAATACCGGGAGCAGTAAGGATGTTTCCATCGATAAACTCAGGGTCGGAATACATATCAATTGCCTTCTTTACAGAGTAGAACATGGAGTATCCCGTATCAGTCGCACCTTCAGGGAGTGCTCTGGAGTGATTGAAGGGCTCTTTTTCTTTAATATTGAATCCATCAAACCCTCCATAAAGAGGAGATGTGAATCTATCATATCCTTTATCAAGCACATTCTTGTATGAGCCGGAAGTAGCCGTGATTGAAACTCCGCTTGCTCTTGAGCCTGATGCGTAATAAGCTGGCTTGTCTGAACTCGCATCCATTCTAAGGTCATCCAATGTGAAGTACCAAGAAGTCTCTGTTGTGTTGGCGACGTTGCCAAACCCTGCTGCTCCACCTGCCCCCTTTGGCAAGCTGTAGAGCACATCCAAGTTACTCGCGTCAAAGATCACAGAGCCGGTAGCTCTAGTGAACTGTGCTCCAAAGTAAGCTTCTGTTGGATCCGACAAGTTATCTTCGGCAGAGCTAGATCTAAGGGGAATCATAGGGAATATAACAGACCCTGTGAATGCAGGTGTTTTGGCATCCACTCCTAATTGCACTTTGTTTATAGTTGATCCAGTTGTAGCCAAGAAACAGGATCCTGTACCATAAGCCAAGAAGTCAACTGGGGATGCAGCGCTTACAAATAGGTTGTCATCATCTTGAGTTTTTAATTCAAAATCTTTCAATTTTGTTGGTCCATACACACCGAATGGAAGAAGCTCTGGGTTGATCTGTGCAGATTCAACTGCCGAAGCAACCTCTACACGAACAATCTTGGATACGTTTGGATAAGATCCATACTCAACCAATCTCTTCTTGTTTGTGTCCCACTCGACATACATATCACCAATTTGCTTTCCAATGTAGTTTGGGGAATTAGAGTCGAGTGTAAGATTTGTGTATCTCTCGACATATCTCTTAACTCCATCGGTATCCTTGATATCTCTAATTGCTAAAGTGAAAGTACCATAGGGAGTGCTGTCGTTTCTGGAATATCTGATGTCTTCGATTGAAATCTTGAATTGTCTTTGTTCAGAATCTCCAGTGCTTAATGTGTGAAGTTTGAAAAGCTTTTGTGCAACATTGGATGAAGCAGCTTCTGGGTTGTAAGCAGGGATCAACTGGTTGCCTGTGACTGTAGCGGCGTTGCCATCGTTCCCACCACCCGCTGTGTTTCTCAAGTCTTGTGAGAAAAACCACCCAGTTTGTGCAGCGTTCGTTGCGAATTTGTGATCTCCACCATCGCCCATTGTTCCGCCGCCTAGCTGGAGGATAACTCCATAACATGCCTGACTGGCTGTGATGAATTGTGCTACGTGTCTCTCGTAAGACTGCCCCAAGAAGAAAGTCGAAGTTGAATCATTGCCTGTGTCAATTAAGTTGCTGTTTGTTTTTGTTGCGTTTGTATTAAACACTTTTCTAATAAAGTTATTAGAGGATCGATTAAAATTAAAGACAGCCTCTTTGAGAACACCAGTGGTACCAAGAGAGGCCTCTTTGTTTGCTTTTGTATCGTAAATTCTAAGCTTAAAGTTTTGATTCACGTCTAAAGAATCAATAAGAGCCGAAGAGCCTGAAAATGTTGTCACAATGGAACTATTGCCTGCTCTAGGAGATCCAACAAGTGCCGGGGCCCCTGTTGTAGTGTAGAATGTGGCTGCCAAAACTCCGTCAACAGCCTCGTGCGAAGCCGCTACCTCATTGTTGGGAGCGAGTGCATCAGACGCAGAATTAAACAAGAATAAGCCATATGCACCACCACCAGCGGCAGCTTGAGTGCTGGTGCCTCTTTCTTCCGCTGTCCAACCGGCAGTTGCTGTGTTGTCTGATGTGTCAGCATCTGGGTGCTGATCACCAAGGAGGCGGATGAATGTCAATGCTGAATTGTTTTTAAGCCAAGCTTGAGCAGCGTAGGCAGCAAATGTTGGAGCGGTTGGCACACCGGATCTCCAAATATCGCTAGCTTCCTCGCCTGCAACTGGGTTTCCAAAAATTGTAATAAATTCAGAAAAAGAACTAACTTTAACTGGTCTGTATGCTGGACCTCTCCTAGATCTACCAATAACTACAGGACCAATAGGTGCTGCTATTGCTGGTCTTTGAGAGTTGTCAATCTCTTCAATAAAAACTCCGGGTGACACAAACTTATAATCTCTTGCTGACATTATCGAATTCTCCTTTAATCGGCTTAACTACCATGACGGTATTATTTCTTAAATAAATAGTGTTCGGTTCTTTCAAAGTCCAAAATTATTCTCTATACTTGCCATCCACTCCAAAGTTTCGCTTACTGTCTCCTCCCGGACCACCCGTGACGAGTGGATCGTTGAAAACTGCTTGCTCTCTGCCAATCCGTATTTGGACAGCGTTTTCTCTAACTGAATACTTGGGTGTCTCTTGATTGTCTCCTTCTCCTACTAGGTAACCTAAAACCTCTATAGATATGTCTGTCTCATACCTACGTTCTTCGCCTTCCATACTGGCGATATTGTTATTGCTTTCAAAGCTTGAATTGATAAATGCCTCGTATGAATGACCATCGCGCTCTACAAAAAAGCTATTAACAATTCCTGTTCTCGTTACGAAAGGTTGCACCAACTCATTCATCTGCTGTTGGTATTCAGTTCTTATCTTTATTCTATAATTGACAGAAACATAAACCAATGCAGGAATAGAAATCGTCTCATAAACCACTTTCTCTGTTGGGGTTCTCACAAACTTTGGAGCCACTCTATCATTGTATCTTATGTTAGCAGTTGCATTTGCAAAGTTAGAAGTCTTGTTCTGCTTTATTCTTCTGGCGATTACGATAGATCCGCCTTTTTCTGGCTGGGTCGGTATTGGGAACATACCCCCTGAGAAAGCACCCTTTCTGCCTAAATTCTTTTCAAGACCAATTCTTTCTATAGTTATTGCGGGAAGGATGATGAGACCTTCGTTGTCTCTGTATTCCTTGTCATCCTTTATTTGAAAAGACCTTTCAGCAGACGACCAGACAACCGGAACTTTCTTCCTTCCCTCATTGGTTATTGTCTTTAAGTTGAACTTAGAGTCCATATAATCATAGAGAGCATAATCAATTGTCTCTAGAGTCGAAGGAGCGAACTCTAGATCTTGATCAAGTATAGTGTCCTTTTTTTCTTCTGGTATTCCTGTGTAATTCGACATGCCTAATCCTATAGGGCGTTAAACGTCCCTTTTCTCGCTCTCCTACAAGTTGCTGCAATCTCATACTTGTACTCTACTTGACCAAATAATTCTTTTGGTTCGTTGAGAGTCACAATCTCGTAGTGAAATTTTCCGTATAATATAAAATCACCCTCACGAACAAACAAGTTTTGATCTTCCGTTAACCTTCGCTTGTGAAAGTAAATATTGATGTTTGATCTTTTATCAACACCAAAGGTTGTATTTGTTGATTCTTGACCTTCCCATCCGATTAAAGCATAAACTCGAACAGGGGGCAAGAACGTCTTGTCTATAGCTTCGCCGTAAAGAGAATGAAAGCTAGTTTTTTCCAGACTTATGGGATAGTAAAGCACAGTTTGACCAATGACGCGCTCGATTACCTCGTCATTAATCTGCTTGACTAAATTGCGCTCTTTCTCCCCAGTAAATAAGGGAGGAGGTGGAGCATCAGGTTGTGACCATTTGTTGTCTGCCATTTATTTTATCCTACAAATAGTGAAGGCGGAACGTTTCTAAGTATGTTCTGCGCCGAATCACTTATGCTGCTATCTTGTTCTGCTAGTTTTGGATAGGTTGTTTCGTCTAGCACTGTCTTGAGTTCATCTCTAAGTGCAATCTGCTCTGCCTTTGCCTCTGTGACGAGGGCTGGTCCATTCAAGGTTACACTCTCATTTGGTATTGGTATGGTGGCAAACTTGCTTCTGACTAGCCCTAGCATTTCCTTAGATAGGGAAAGGGCGAATCTTCTAATCCACTGCTTACCAATAGAGTTAATTCTGTCGTATGGTATGTTCTCAAATGGCAGTGTGTTTAAGTTGTTGACACCCTCTACACCGTCATCCAATCCCGCTGTGCTTACCCAAGGATCTTCCTCTACGGTGAACTCCACCCAGTAATTTCTCGGACCTCCAGTGTGTGGTCTGGGGAACAATCTCAAATTGTTGTTCTTAATTTCATAAGAAAAGTGTGATGTTCTGGTATAGATCGAGTCTTCAAATGCCATGGCTTGTGCTTTGTTTTGCCAAGTTGGAATAAGTTCGAATGTTGAATCATCTGAGTATTGACCATAATAAGACAGGTTCCCAACTGTATTCAAGCCACCATAGTAGCCATAGAACCTCCACATTGCCATAGGCGTCTTGTAATAAACTTTCCTGACCGTGATTCTCTTGTCCCCATCTGCTCCAAGCTTTTGGTAGAAAGGACTATCGGCATCTGTTGTTGAGGTTGTGCTTATAATGTTCTGCAAGTCATAATCCTGCTGACCTTGTATCGCCGCGAATGAAGCAGAATAAATTGGAATGCTTCCTCCAATCCCCGCTTCAGTTGATATAGATTTGCCAACTGTTTTTGCATATTGGAAATCAAACTTTGGATATCTTAAGGCAATGTTTGACCCGCTCAGTGAGTGAGACCCGGACATTTGCCCATCACTATCAAAAGATCCCGTGGTTGACCCAAGAACACTCCCAAGCACGTTCTTTGCTTGGTGTATATTAACAAGGTAAGAATATTCCAAGCAAGCTTCTTCATAAGCAGCATAGACTTGGTGCTCCGTGATTTCAATATCTAAAACATCGCCACCTAGCTTTCGGTATGCATAAGCTACTTGATCTACAGCACCAGTTAAAAAGCCTGCGATTGCATGATGAGAGGAAGCCTTATCGACATACACTCCATATGGAAGCGGGTTATCTGTGGCGTTAACATTGTCTATATTTCCAGTTACGGGCAATCTAGAAACGCTAGTTGTGCTTGATGGTGTTAAAGTTGGGTAAGCCATTCATTAAATCTCCTAGACACAAGTGTATCATAGTAATTAGTTATTGGGCAAGGTTAAAGCAGTATAGAAATAAAAAAGCCCCGCCAAATTAATGACGAGGCTCTTTGTTTGTCTAGATCTTACTGGGATTATCCAAGAAGGTCGCGACAGATAACAAGACCATACATATCTGGTCTAACCATCTTCTTGGCGTAGCGTGTCATGACACCCTTACGAGGTACAAAGTCCTCGACACCGAAGATAGTTGGAGTTACTTGGAGTGGGACATATGGAGCGTATACATATCCGCTTTCGAGGAATGATCCACCTTTACGTCCAACAAGAATAACGTTACGTGGGAAGTAAGGATCCACATATACGTCAAACTTCTTACTCAAAGATCCAACATTGACTGCTCCAACAGAGCCGTTACCATAATCGTTTCCAATGCTTGCGCGGAAGCCAGCAGTGAACTCAAGAATGTTAGCAACTTCTGGTGAACAAACAACAAAGTTTGCTCCGCCGCGAAGTGTCTTTCTGTGGATTTGAGCAGAAACATCGTTGATGGTTTCAGCTAAAGTCTCGTACCATTCAGAAACAGTACCAGTGAAGTCAGCACCCATCAAGGACTCGTTGTCCAATCCGCCACCAATCTGAGCACCTGTGTCGCGAGTAAGGAATCTACCCGGACGACGTGACCAGTATTGAGTTCCAGCAGTAGCACCCTTGATAAGGTCCTCAAGAATCTCACGGTCAATCTCAAGAGCAATTTGCTCAGAGAGAATGCTTGTAAGCTCAACTTCTGCATCAAGGTTGTGGTAAGCGCTGAGATCTTGTCCCAATTCTGGAGTCCACTTAGCCTTAAGCTTCTTTGTCTGAGCAGTAACCGCAACGGAATCAACTTTGATGTTGATTTCTGGGATGTCAGCTTCGTTCTCAAGTCCCCAAGTTGGATCACCAACAACGGAACCAAGTGCTCCACCTTGTTGGAAATCATCAGTAATTGGGAAAGTCAAGTCGAGAGGCTGTGCGCCTTCGATGTCTGCAACCCAAGCCGCAATACCTGCGTGGAATTCATTAAGACTAGCTCCAGTGGATGTAGCAGATCCAGTGAATTCAAATACCAATTTGATGTCTAAGTTAGTGTTAGAAGCATCATAAAGGTTACCAGTAGATCCAGAATGCACTGCTGTTTGACGACGAATTTGTCTTACATAAAGACGTTCTCTTTCTTGGTCAGTACCGTTCTTAGCTCCAATTGCAACAAGGTTTTTCATGTCCAATTGAGAGAGATCGGCTGTACCAGCGATTGCAGCAACGCAGACAACAGAGCCAGAAAGGTCTGGGTCGAATCCAAGTGCTTTATCAAGTTCAAAGTCTCCTGAACTCGCGGTACCGTGCAACGAAAGTGCAGAAACTGAGTTATTCTCATCGGAACCAGTTGGGCTAGAGTAGCCGTTGTTCAAGCTGTATGGTCCTTGCTCAAGACCGTCCTTAGTAAGGTCTACACCACCAGTCAACTGGCTACCAACAACGTTCGCACCGTAGAGTGAGCTATCGGCAGGATATCCCGGCTTTGCTGGGCTTGGGCGACTTCCGTCAACTGTAAAGTCGAGGAAGAAAATGAGTCCCGATGGGAGGCTCATTGGCTGAACGCTTACAAGATCGTTAGCGATCAAGTTTCCGAATACACGGCGAACGATTGGAAATGCAACTGCTGCGAAGCCTTCGACATCACCACCAGCCATTGTGCTGGCTTCACGCAACAACTCTTTAGCTTGGTTTTCAAGCAAACGAGCCATGGCGTCTTTTGTTTGGTCACTGTTAAGTCCCTCAAGAAGTCCGGTGTTTTCCCACTTGTTAAGTAGAGCGGCACCTTCTTTCTGGAGATCACGATTAACAATACCTTCTGTTAATTTATCTAAAACTGACATTTTATTGTCTCCTTATAAAGTTAGTTTAAACCTGCTAATCTTTGCATCCTATCGATGCGAGGATCAGTTGGTTGTTTAGCCTCTTTAGTTTGTGGTAACAAAGTAGATTTCCTACTAACCGCCTCGCTAAGTGTTTTTGGGGACTCTTTCTTAGTTCCGCTCACCGTGCTTTGAAGGGTT